GCTTGCCGCCGGGTAAGCCGGGAACGGGCAAACGCTGACCTCGTAGACTTTTTCAATCTTTGAGATAGTGCGCGTGTTGGTCTTCGGGTCGTAGCTGTCGCCGCCCTGTGGCACCTTGAACGCAAAACTCATGCCGGATAGGTCGCCGCGCTTCACTGCCGTGTAAATAGAACGCGCTTCCTCCGTGTCCGGCAATTCCGCCCGCATTTCAAGCCCCCTGCCGGTGACGTTGAAATGAAGCGTCTTGGGTGTACGCGCTAGCGGGATGCGGTTTAGGTCGTGGTTGTAAAGCAAACGGCTGTCCGCAATGTCCGCGCCGTCCAGCGCCCCGCGCTTGATAACTTCCGTGTAGCTTCCCGCTGGGTCGTTAATCGTTGTCGGGGTGTCGTAGACGATTGGCGTACCTATCAAAACAAGGTTTCCGCCGCCCTCTGCCGTGGGCGCGTCCGCCTTGATTGTCGCTGTCCTTAGCTCTTTCATGCCGTAGCCCCCTTTTCAGTGTCCGGGGCCGTCCCCGCCGCCTTCTGCTGCTGGTAGCTGTCCACAATCTCCGTGTTGGCGTTGTTGAGCGACTGCAAACGCCTGTCGCCGTCTTCAACGGGCGGAAGGTTGAGAATCTCCAAAGCCTGGTTGACAGTAAGAACGCCGAACGGCATTAGCTCGCGTACCGTCTCAATCTTCGTTTGGTTTGATGCGTACATAAGCCGCCCCGCGCCGAAACGAATTTCGTTGCCGAATGCGCGTTCGCGCTCCGTGAAAACCTTGCGCGTGAACTCCAGGGAAAGCAGAAGGGCGAACGGCTCAATAACGGATTCGTAGAACGCGCCCCATTCGTCTTCCGAATAGGTCGAATTTACGATTTTCTCCGAAATTCCCAGGTAGTTGTAAATCTTCGTCGCCGTGGTCTTCGTCTGCTCCGGGTCGATGGTAACGGGCTTGCTGTCAATCGGCACGTATTCGCTTTTTGAATCCGTGGCGACAATGCCGCCATTGTTGGCAACGTCCAGGTATTCGGCTATGAACGCTTCTTTGTCGGCCTTCAACTTCTCCGGTGCAAGAACCTGGGTGTATTTGAGAATGCCCCGGATGGTCGCGCCGCTCTTGATGCCGTTGATAATGCCCTCATTCTCCGTGTGCGCTAGCTCCAGGGCCGGGTAAAGGGCTTCGTTTGTGTCGCCCATAAGGTCGTTGCTGTTGAAGTTGCGCCGCAAGTGGATAACGTCGCCATACGGAAGAACGAACGTGTTACCGCTCCTAAAGCGGAATTGCACGAAAAGCCGCCCGCTTGCATCGGTCAAGAAGTCCGCCTGGGTGCAAGTGATGGGGTACACGTTGCGAACGGCCCCGCGCCCGTCCCTGTCCAGGAAGGCAAAGGCGTTGTTGTTCAGATAGTAGTGGGTGCAAAGCTTATAGATAAGGTCGTAGGCCGTCATATAGGGGTTTGGCTGAATCTGCAAAAGCCTGTCTAGTGACTTGTCCCCGGCCTTTGCCTGGTTGTCCGCCCCGGTGACGATGTGCGCCCCTTTGAGCTTTGCCGCATTGCGTGCGATAGCGTCAACCGCTCCACGGTAAATGTCGTTATCGTAAGCGCCGCCGCTGAATGCCGTATAGGTCGCCGTGTTGCCCGTAAGCGTCTGAACCTGCGAAAGTTCGCGCCCAGGACGAAAACGCCGCTTGAATGTCTGCAAGAATCCCACTTCTTCACCCCCCAAAAGTCAATGAACGATAGTCAATCGTCAATCGCTATAGACGATTTTACCATATGCAAGCTGTCAATCATAGCAAAACATGCATCATGGGTATACACTTATACATTTAAGCTGTCTTGCTGTCTTTGTGGCAAAGATGGGAATGTTGAAAACTTCCGCGCGTTTTTCGTCCGCCCGCTTTTCCGCTCCAGGCAATGAAGAAAAGATTTTGGGGCGCTTCTACTAACAGGTGAGTCTGTCTTACTAGTACCCCTTCCTGTATTAGGTAATAGATAGAAAGACTTGTAAAGACTTGTAGCGAATGGAAAATTGGCCGTTATCGCTGGTAATAGGCCGTTTTTGGCGAAAATGGGGGGGACACTTCTACATGGTTTGGGGGACACTTCTACATGGTTTGGGGGACACTTCTACATGGTTTGAAACATGTTCGAAACATTAGGGGCGGGGTAGTTTGGGGCGGCTTTGGTAGCCCGTCGTTTAGCTTGTGCCGTGGTTTGTGCGTCCAGGATTGCTTTAGATGCCCCTGTGGGGCGCTGTGATGCCCCTAGAACCGCTTTAAATTCGTTCCATGGGAAAACGCCCTATGCATGGGCTAAATGACGCTTAAAAACGATTCTGTGGGCTTGTGGCTTCCAGGGCCGGGGCGCAAAGCCCAGTTTGTGCCGCCCAGGCTCGCGCGGTTTGCGTGGGCAAAAGAAAAACGCCCCTGTGGGGCGCTGTGATGCCGTTTCTACGGCCTTTAATTCAGTTCGTGGGCAAATGCCCCGTTTGGTGCCTAGCCCTCCTTATACGGGCTTCTGTGGCCTTGCACGTATTCGCTATAAGTCGCCATTGGCTTTGCCATTGCCTTTTCTATCACAACGTCAAGCCATGTTTTGCCGTTCCCGCGCGGTTCGTCGCACTTTGCGCGGTAAAGCCCGCTTTGGCGGAATAGCGCCGCCATTTGCGCCGGGTCTTTGTCCGTGTAGAAGGCTAGATGGTCGCAAAGCCTTAGCGCCGCTTCGCTTTCGCTTCCCCATGCGCTAACGTCGCCGCTCCAAAGCTGTCTTATCTGGTCGCGGTTGCGCCCTCTGAACATTCGCGCCCTTACAGTCTCCAGGTTGCCGCCCGTGGCGTAGCTTGCCGCAACGCGCGGCTTCTGGGCTTGCGTGGCCCTAGCGCCCGCAACGTAGGCGCTATAGACGCGCTCCAGGGCTTCCGGCGCTTCACTTATCGTGTCGCGCCCCTGGTACACGTCGCCCGTAAGCGCCATGTAACGCCCGCTGTCGTAAAACTCTATTCCGGGCCTTTTCTCGCGTAGCTCGCCCGTGGCCCTGTCCAGCTCTTCCCGCGTGAACCTCGCTAGCGTGGCTTCGTCCAGGGCAAAGCTTGCGCGGTTCACGCCGATTTCAAAGGGCGGCTTGTGGGCGATGATGTGAAAGCCGCGCCCGCTTAGGCTCTTCTCCGTGTAGCTGTCCACGGCTTCGATTATCCGCGCCGCGTCCCTTAGCACGTTGCCCCTTGCGTCTATTACGTTGTCCAGGTCTATTACCAGATAATCCCCGGTGAAGACAAAGCCCAGGCCGCTGTACCTCGCCCGCCTTACGGCCTTCTCGCACGCTTCGAACGTCGCCCAGGTGTTGGGGTTGTTTACCCTAGCCGGGGCGTTGGTGTTTGGGTTGTATGGCTTCTTGCGGTCTGCCGCGCCGCCGCCGCTGATGCCGCGCGTTACCCAATGCGGTACGGCCTTCAACTCTTCCGGTATGTTCCTTAGCGCCCGCATGGTTACGCCGCCCCTCCGGGGTTGATGGCAACGCCCGTGCCGTCCTCCAGGCGTTCCCAACTCGCGATTACGCCGCGCTCCGTAAGGTAGTCAAGCTGTTTTCTAACGGCATTCTTTATGCGTTGGCGCTTCTTCTTCTTTGAATCGTCTGATGAGCATTTAGAAAAGTCCGCCCGGTCGTAAAAGCTTTGATAGTTGATTTTGTACATGTTCCTATAGGGCTTCTTGCCGCCCTTCTTCATTCCCTCCAGGCCGTCTACCCTGTCGGCGATTAGCTGCACAACGGCCTGGTTGTCCTTCGTCCTTCTTAGATTCGTGCTAAGCGCGTTGGCCCTCGTGGGCTTTAGGGTTGTCATTTGGTTTACGGCTAAGGCGTACTGGTATAGAACCGGTATAGCCCGCCCGAACTCGTAGAACGTTGATATTTTGCCGTCCTTGTGTGGTCTGAATGCCCACCCCGTAACCTCTATGAAGTTGCCTTCCGTCTTTATCATGTTCAATTCTGGGTAAATTGAAAAAATCGCGCTAACGTCAAGCACTATGTATATGCTTGCCATTTTCTCTATGCTGTCGTGCATTCGCTCCAGTTGGGTTTCCCAGGGCGTGGCGTTCGGTTCCTGGTATGCAAGCCTGAAAAGCTGCGTTGGCGTAACCCTATGTATTCCCTGGGCAACGCAATTGCATATAGCCGCAAAAACGCGCCTATCGTCCGCGTTAAGCTTGTCCATGACTTCGTTTATTTTTGTCTGGTTGTTGCGTAGGGTAACTATTACGTCTTTTGCGCACCTGTCCGCCGCGCATTCCTTGCTAACGACTTGTATAGCCGTTTCAATGTCGAACGGCATACCGTCAAAGACGCGCTTTGTTACAGCGTCCCTAGGCACTATTAGCCCTTTTTCGTACTGTCCGCGCAAAGTCCGTATTGCCGTGCCGCTCTTCGGCTCCGTCTGTGCTTGCAGGTAGTCCGCTAGTGCCGCGTCCACGTCTTCAAGCGTCTTGCCGTCCGCAAGCTCCAGGCTGTCCAGGTATCCGGCGCTAGCGCCCTCGTGAAACTCAATTACGCCCTTGTCAACCAACGTTCCCAGGGCATTGCCCAGGGCCTTCAAGTTACGCCCGCCCAGGCTCTTGCCCACGTATTCGACAACGCTAATTTTTCTGCTCATTCGTAGCGCCCCCCTTCTTTTCCGGCTTTGCATAGCAGACGATGCCCCTTTGCTCCAGGTAGTCCAAAACGCTTTGCTCCGTGAAGAACCAACTACGGTTTACCTTCCTTTGCTCAAAGTGGCCCGCAAGCTGGTAGCGCCTTACCGTCCGCGTGGAACAGTTGAAAAGCTTTGCAACTTCGTCCTTGTCGTAGTAGGTAACGCCGTCAATCTGCATTCGCATTGCTATGCACCTCCGTTTTTTCTGGGCTTGTAAACCCTCATGAAAGCGTCGTATGCCTGTTTCTCTTCCGGCTCCAGCGCCTTGCCGTCCAGGTAGTCGTTAATTACCTTCTCAATGGCTTCTATCTGGGTGCCGCCGTTCATGATTGCAAAGCCCTTGAACCGCCTTAGCGTGTCGTTGCTTATGCGCCATGAAACCAGGGTGGCTTCCCTCTTTGCCTTCTTCTCTTCCTGTTGCTTCTCTTCCTGTTCGTCCGCGTCCAGGAACGCTTCAACCGCTTCTAGTCCAAAGTCTTTCTTTCTTGCCATTCCTATTGCTCCTTCTCCGTTAGTTCGTCCGCTAGCGCCTGGTAGTCTTTCGCCCCGTTGCTCCGTGGGTCGTAGGCGAAAATATCAACGCCTTGCGTGGGCGCTTCCGCTAGCGCGACGTTGCACCTAATGCGGGTCTTGCAAAGCTTGCCGGGGAACAGTTCGCCCAGGCGTGCTTCTACCGCCGCCGTTAGGTTTTTGCGCCTGTCGTACATTGTCATAACCACGCCCGCTATGGTTAGGGACGGGTTTAGCCGCCGCCTTGCAACGGCTATGGTCTGCGTAAGCTGTGCAAGCCCGGTTAGGGCTAGGTATTCCGCCTGGGTGGGGATTAGAACCGCGTCACATGCCGTTAGCGCGTTGAGCGAAAGAACGCCCAGGGAAGGGCTACAGTCCACTAAAACGTAGTCGTATGCGCCCGTAACGCCCTCCAGGGCTTCTTTTAGCAGGTATTCGCGCCCTACTACGTCGTTGCTTCCCTTCTCAATCCCCGTTAGTCGCAGGTCGCCGGGTATTAGGTCGTAACCCCTTTTCATGTGCCTTATGACCTCTTGCGCGGGCTTGTCGCCCCTCAATAGCTCATAGGCCGTTGTATCTTCCTGGGCAACGTCTACGCCCAGGCTGGTTGTTAGGCTCCCTTGCGGGTCTAAGTCAACCAATAGAACGCGCTTCCCGCTGTCGGAAAGCGCCGCGCCCAGGTTAACGGCTGTCGTTGTCTTTCCAACGCCGCCCTTCTGGTTCACTATCGCTATCGCCTTCATATTCCGGCCCCTTTCTCTTCTTCGCCGCGTATTTGTTGCCTATCTTCGCCCGCCGCATTTTCTCCAGGGCTTCCGCTGTGAAAACGCCCGTCTTGCCCTTGTTCCATGGTTCCTTGCCGCCCGGTGCCACGTTCCAGCCCAGGGCGGTTAGCCGCATTCGGCCTATTTCCTCGCGCTCCAGCCTGTAGGCTTCTTCTTCCGTCAAGCCGTCCGCAATGATGAAGTGCCTAACGTTGTTCCAGCCGCAAGCCTTGATTGCCTGGTAGAACTTTGCCGAGCTCTTGTAGCCCTCGCCGCCGTTCCAGCGCCTAGTAGGCTTCTGGGCGGTAACGCCCACGTAAAGGCGCGGTATTCGCCCGTCCGGTACAGCAAGGGCGTAAAGGGTATAGCTTCCCATGCCTTTTACCGTCCTTCCTGGTATCGTTCGAACGCTTCCAGGGCTTCACGTGTGCCGCATTCCGGGCAAATTTCCGTCTGGTTGTCCTTGCGGCTTAGCGCCGGGTATTCCGTGTAAACGCGCCCGCACTCCGGGCAAACTCGCGCCTGGTTAACCCTGTCGCCCGGTTCCAGCGGGATTGCAAAGCCGTTGAAGCGGGCAACCGCGCCGCCCTCGTCTATTTCCGCGTCAAGCGGGATGGCTACCGCGTCCGCGTCAATCGTCAAAGACTGTTTGAAGCCCTCAAACGCGCCCGTAAGCTTGCGCGTTACAACCCATTTGCTCATTTGGTACCCTCCAGTTTCTTGCCGTGCGGGTCTTCCTTTCGGATAAAGTCGCCTGGTTTCATGGTCGCCCCTAGTCCAGCTTCCCGAACTTCTTTTCGCGCTCTGAACCGTCGTAAAGCCATTCATATGGCGCTACGGGTCGCTTGTCGCCGCGCATTTCGAACGGGATAACGGCCCCGTGGTTGAGTCCGGGCCAATAGCAAGAATCGTTGTCCAGGATGCCGAAATAGAAACCGCCCCGCGCGTCCGCGTCGTAGTCTTCTTTCACGGGCTTGTTCACAAGAACCCAAACGCCTTCACCGTTGCCGGTGCCTTCGTCCGCCTTGCTTCCGGGCAAGTTCACCTTTATGTGTTCGGTGCAATGCTCGCGCTGTAGGCCCGTGACCTCCAGGGCACCGCTAAGAACGCTGCGGATGCCCGCGAAAGCCGCGCACACGTCCAGCCATTCTTCTACGGTTATGTCCCTGGGCTTGTCGTTGCCCTCTTCGTCCCTGTCGTACGAAACGGCAATGAACGTGCCGCAAATGATGCCGTACAGCTCGCCCGCCTTTACCGCCTTGCTGTGGTCGCCGAATTCGGAAAGATAGCCCATGCCCTCCATGCGCTTGTTTGCGTAGATTGCGCGGTTTGGCGTTGAGCCGTTGAACGGAAGTTCTTCGTTGACCCAAAGCAAGGGCGTTTCACCGAATGGCGGTTCGTAGGCTTCCACAAGCACGCCTACCTCGTCTTGAAACGCGCCCAGATAGCTGCCGTCCGCGTCCGGGGCTACCTTCTTCAAGTACGGGTCTTTCCCCGGCTCAATGACGGCAATGTGAATGCCCTTGCTCTTTGGCTTTTCGTCTTCCCTTGCCGCCCCAATGTCCGATAGGTCGATAACGTTAACCATGGTCGCCCCTTCTTCTAGGCAGTCCGTTACTACATTGTCCATTTTAACGGCCATATGGCTAACTTGTCAATAGATTTTTGATTTGTTTGCTGTCTTGCTGTCTTGCTGTCTTGCTAGCTTTGTTTGCATAGAAAAACGGCCTTCTAGAATCGCTTTTAAGGCGTTCTAAAAGGCCGCTTTGAGTATTTGCCCATTGCCGCGCTAACGCGCCGCTACGGGGCTTTCTGTGGCTCCTGGGGCTATTTCCCGTTTTGGGCTAGCTTCTTGGGGTCGTAAGGGATTATTGGGCTAATGGTATTGCCGTCCTTTCGGCTACCGTACAAAACCATGTCGCGCGTATAGTCCTCGTATGGGTCAATGCGCGTAACCTGGTAGAGAATGCCCCTATACCCGATTACCAGGTCGCTGGGGTAAGCCGTGCGCAAGCAATCCAGCCAATTGATACGGAAAAGGCAATCTTCCTTTGTGGTCGTGGTGCTGCTCGCATAGACAAGGCTTGTCGAAAGCTGTTTGAAGTAAGCCCAGATACTAGGCTGCGGGTGTACCGGCATATAGCCGGTAGTCGGATAGCCCTCCGCATCCCTATAGCTTAGCTTCTTGTAGATAACGATTTTCTTATCCTTTAGAACCTGTTTTCCGGCCATTTCTAGCCCTCCTTCTACAGTGCGTTTAGAAACTCGTTGTATTTCTCGTAAAGCCCTACGTAAGCGTCCAGAAGGCTTGCCGTGCCGTCTATGCGCTGTTTCGGGCTGCTTGCCTTCTTTGGGACTATGTTGCCGTTCCTGTCTTCCTGTACCGCCGTGTTGGTTAGGCACCATTTCAAGATTGGGTTGTTGTTGTAGTTGACTTTCTTTGCCTGCAAGTCCGCGCCCAGGTTTTGCATTGGAAGTGAAAGCGTCTTGGCCCCCTGTATGCACCGCTCCATTTTGAAGCCGTAGCCCTCCATTTCCTCAACCCAGTAACGGGCGCTCCAACTGTCGTAGTAAACCCATAGAGGCGTTATGCCGTGTTCGTTGACTAGCTCCAGAAACCACGCTGTCACGTCGCTATAGTCGATTGTGTTTCCCCGGCAAAGCCTTACCAGGCCCGCTTCCCGCCATTTGTCGTAGGGTATTTTTTCCTCTGCAACGCGCTGGTTGAAGTTGTCTTCCGGTAGCCAATACATTTGCCAAACGAACCGCTCGCGCGTTTCCGGGTTGAGCATTAGGACGGTTGCACACGTTAGGTCTGTCGTTAGTGACAAGTCCGCGCCGCCTATGGCATAGCAACCCCTAAAGTCTTCTAGGCTGAATGTCGATTCGTTGTTAATCGTGTCGAAGTCAAGCCATGCGTTGTAAAGCGTTTCCCTTACGTTGAAGTCCTTGCAGAGAATGCCGCTAAGGTCTTTTGGGCTTTGCTTTGCGCGTTCGACTTTCGCCATTAGGTCTTCAAGCTTCTTTATCCGTCCTAGCCCTGGGTTTGGCTTGAACCATGCGCCGGGGTCTTTCCATTCGGCCTTGCTGTCCAGCTCGTAGACGATTGGCAAAAATGTTGGGTCTGTTATTACCCCGTCCGCAACCTTGCAAGCGTAGGAATACATATCGTCGAAGATGCATTCCCGCACGGTTCCCGCCGTGGTGATTGTGACGAAAAGTGGCTGCGTCCTAGCGCTTTGCGATTGCTTCATTACCTCGTACAAGTTGCGGTCTTTCACCGCGTGGGCTTCGTCCAGGATTACGCAAGACGAATTAAGGCCGTCCAGGGTGTCGGAATTCTTGCCCAGGGGCTGTAGCTTGCTCATTGAAGCCGAAAAGTAAAGGTCACTTTTGCGCTTCTTGATGTGCTTACGCAGGTAGGGGCTTTGGCTCACCATGTGGCAAACTTCGTCAAAAATGATTTTGGCCTGGTCTTTCTTCGTGGCAACGCTGTAGACTTCCGCGCCCGCTTCCCCGTCCGCAAGCAACATGTATAGGGCGATGCCCGCAAGCATCGTGCTTTTTCCGTTCTTCCGGGCAACCATGAAGAAGGCTTCACGGTACTTTCTAAAGCCTGTCTTGCTGTCAACAAAGCCGAACAAGGCACTAATGAAAGCTTTCTGGAATAGCTCCAGGCGCACGGGTTGCCCCGCCCATTCGCCCTTGCTGTGCTTGCAAAAGCGCTCAATGAATTCTATGGGGCGGTTTGCCCGCTCTTCGTCAAAGCGATACTTGCCGGGGTTTTCCGCTTCGTAGACAAGGCGCGTGTAAACCTTCCGTATCCGCTTGCATACGACAATCTCACCGCCTTCTATCGCGTCCAGGTAGGCTTTTAGGTAGTTCATGCCTTGCCGCCCCCTAGCCCATGCCCAGGAAGTTCATTAGTTCGTCTTCCGCCTGTTTGGCTACCTCTTTAGGCAGTAGGTCGCAAAGCTGCTTGTAAAGAAGGCTGTAGCGCTGAATAAGCGTACTGTAGCTCTTCAACGCCGGGGATTCCCTTAGCATCTCTTGCCGCCCGTTTTTGAAGTTGTCAACCGCGCCGTTTTCGTCAACGAACGCCCTTAGCTCCTCCAGCGTCCCCGCCATGAAGACAAGTTCCCTGGTTAGGCTCTGTGCAACGGTCTTCTTTTCGTCCGGCACGGCCTTAACAAGCCGGTTAAGCTTGCGCGTTTCCGCGCGTCTGATTTTGTCTTTGTCTATCTCCATGCCATTACCCCAACATGTCAAGCTGTCTTGCTGTCTTTCATATCAAAATATACCCCCCTCATATGGAAAACCCCGGACGGGTAAGGAAAGGTAGGCAGCTCGATTACGCCGCGCCTTCCGTCCGTTCGGGGGCTGGGGGTGTCCGGGTTAGGTCGTTGCGCTCCAGTAGGCCGTTTGAACCGCGCTAGCTGGTTGGGTGATGAAGAAGTAAGGATAGCCCGCCCAGTTCGTAGGCTTCCGCCTAGCCCTTCCGTGCGGTACCGCGTGGCTTGCCGCCCTTGCGCTAGGATGGGTCGCCACTCCACGCCGCCCGGGGCCGGTACAAGAACCGCTAAGAAGAAGAACCGGAAAGAACTAGTTAGCGCCGCCGGGTGACTAGTCCGGCAAGGGCCCCATAGGTCTTGCGCGTGGGTTACGGTTGGGCCACGGCCCAAACGGTCTGCTGCAACGTAACGCCTATTCCTTTGTCAATTGCCCGGATGCGTCGAAACGCAAGCCCGGTGCCGTTACCTGGTTGTTTCTGAAATGCTCGTGCTGGTGGCACGTTTGGCATAGGGCTTCCAGGTTGTCCCATGCCAACGTTATTGCCGGGTCGCCTATGTTCTTAGGCGTTAGATAGGTCTTGTGGTGGACTATGTAGGCGGGTTTCCCGCAACGCTCGCATACATAGTGCTTGCTTTCCATGTAGGCCCTTTGGGTCTTCCTCCAGGCCGTGGAAGTGTAGAACGGTCTAGCCCATTCCTTCATAGCCCACCACTCACCTTTAGCCCACGTGCGTAACCGCCTTTAGCAGGTTGTCGATTGAACGTTGCAGCCTGTCGGTGTCGGTCTGCGTTGGGTCGTACCAAAGCGAAAGAAGAAACTTCGTCGCCGTCTTTGCCAACGGGCTTTGTGCTTGCGCGTTCGCGTCCAGGCCGGTAGCAATGGCGATGTACTCCGCCGCGCCGTCGATAAGCCCGGAAACAACCGCGTCGTTGTCGGTGCCGTCCAGGCGCAACCACTCGCGGGCTTCGTCAATGCTTATAACCTGTGCCATGCGCTATACCCCCTAGGCCGTGGCAATGGCAAGCTTGGTGAAGGCTTCCGGCACGATAACGCGCGTGTCGGCGATGGCCATGCCGCGATAGTCGATAAGGCCGGAACGGAAGGCGGACTGGGTAGAAGACTCAACCGCAATGCCGTTGGCAAGGTTGTAGCCCAGATAGTCAAAGTTGCCGAAATAGCAAACGTTGTCGGCCACATAATCATCTACGACAACCTCAAAGCCCAGAATCTTGCCAATGCCGTCGTTCTGGGTGTCGGCGATGAAGACGGGGCGCTTGTTGCCGTCCAGCATCCCATAGAAGACGCGGTAAAGGGTGGCATTGTTCATGACCCACTTAGCGCCCTTGGAATAGCCGCGCTTCAGAAGGGCAACCGTGTTAACAACGTCCGCGTAGGCGATAGAACCGCCCTTGGCAACGGTAACGCTGTTCTCGGCGTTCCAGGTAACGCCCTTCTCAAGTCCCATGCCCTGGTTGGTGCCGTTGCCGTTGATAAGGCTGTCGGCGATGCACTCAAACACGCACTTGTTGAGTTCGTCCGCAAGATAGGACTCAAACGCGCTAATGCTCATGGTCTTAACCTTGGCGCTGATAGAGAAAATCTTGATAATCTCGTTGGCGTCAAAGGTGACGTTGGTAACGCTGGGCTGCTCCGTGTTCACGGTAGCGCCCTCCGTGTGCCATGCGGCCTTGCCGGAAGGCGTGGCAACGGGAATGCTAATCTTGCTGGGCATGTTGAACGCGCGGGCAATGGAAAGCGTGCCGCCCTCGTTGCGGGCCTTGCTCACAATCTCGTTGAGCGTGGCCGTTGGGATGATAACGGGCGTGTTGCCGGAAGTGGTGTAAGCGTCCGAACCGGCCCGCTTCTCAATCTCCATAGCGCGGTTAAATGCGTTCTTCTCCGCCTGGTTAAGGCTCTTGCCCGTAAGGGTCTTGTAGAAGGCGCTGCGGTACTCCGCGCTTGCGTAAACGTCGCCCGTGGTCGCCTGGTAGCTTCCGCCCGCAAAGTTCGCGCCGGTGATGGGGTTGTAGCCGCGTGCCTCCGGCTCCTGTGCGCCCTGTGCGCCGCCCTGGTCGCCCTGCTTCTCCTGGGCGTTGGCCTTGGCTTCCGCAAGGCCGGTAAGCTCAATGTTAAGGGCCTTGATGTCTACGCCGGGGTCTGTCTCAATAACGCCCTTGACCTCCTGGGCGCGCTTCTCAATGTCCGCAAGGGAATAGTTGCGGTAGTGGTTGAATGCGTCTTGAACGGTCTTAAACATGGTTAAAACTCCTTTGCCAAAATGATGTTTGCAAGAATCCGCGCGTTGTTCAGTGCTTCCAGGCGGTTCAATCCGTCTTGCCGTGCCTTCCGCGCTTCAACGCTTGCCGCCGGGTAAGCCGGGAACGGGCAAACGCTGACCTCGTAGACTTTTTCAATCTTTGAGATAGTGCGCGTGTTGGTCTTCGGGTCGTAGCTGTC